CCATTAGACTGTTCCGATTGTCCTTCTGACTTTTCAGTCTCAGTTTTTTTGCCAGAACCAGTATTTTCAGCAGAATCACCAGTTGAATCACCGGGTTCTGTTTCATTTCCGTCTTCATCATACTCATAATCGTCAAGATTTGAGGATTTAGCCTGTTCCTTTTCTTCTTCCGTCATGTTATCGCAGATTTTTTTAGCGACACGCATAACATCATCATAGGTTACAGTGTTTTCCACTTCATCCAAGATGATTTTTTCTTCATCGGTGAAACGGATACCAAGGTCCACACCGCCTTTGCAATACAAATTGATACGGTCAATGAAATTGAGCTTGTTCAGGTCTTCATCTTTAGTACCAAAGAAGTCTTTTTCAAGCAAATCCTTGTAAGCACGTATGAAGGACTGACGCAAACCAGGATATTTTGACTTGATTTTACGTTCAATGCGAGAATCTTCAACAACATTCAGCACGGACATAGACATTTTTTCTTCAAATGCCTTTTTGAGACCGTCCAAAGGAGTAAAAAGTGCATGACCAACTTCATGACCGATGAAAAGGTCGTATTGGTCGTTGGTGATGTCTTTGTTTAGAACAGGAATAGTCAAAACACGATTCTGAACATCAAAGGATGCAGTAGAAACGTTGCGTTGTTCAATGTGAAGATTTTCGGTGGCCATGAGTTTGGCCAAAAGTGACTTGGATTGAGTAAGTAACATAATAAGTCCTAATGAATATGTATCTATTATACAATAATTCTAGGTTTTGTCAAGTGGTGTTGTATTTTTACAACTAAATTTCAGTAATGTAGAGGCAACCGTCTTTTACTTCAAGGTTTAATTTGGTTCCTTCTACCCATCCAGTAATTTCAATCAGTTCTGGAGGAAAAGTCAGAATTCCATCGCCGGATCCGTCAGGAGCATCTTCAATAATTGCTGGCCAAGAACGGTCATTCAAATTGATGTTTAAGTTTTTCATAATTTTCTAGGTCCTGCTCAAATTGAGTGAGATTGGCCCACATTTTAGTAACTTCAATTAGTGATTTTACTGCTTCTTGGTCGACTTTGAGTGGTTCTATCAAACGGTGGTCACTTTGCGCTGAAAAATCTGTCATTTTATGCATCTCCGTTCAAATAATGCGACAAAGTGCGTTTATGCTTCTCTTTACGTGCATTAATAACGACAGGTTTATGTACCTGCATTGGTTTAATAGGTGTCCGACAGACCGGACGTTGTAATTTTACAACAAATTTAGTATTTTTCATTATCGCCTCATGCTTGAAATGTCTTTTGCTTCTTCATCAGTAAAAACCGGCACGGCATTAGACTTATGCATAGTTGCAATGCCCTTAACCTTTGTTCCGGTGTAAACTTTTGGTGGTGCTTTGGTGGCAACACCAAGTCCTGTATTCAAAGATTCAATTTTACGGGTTTCCCGAACAAAAACACCAGTAACAACTGGACTTTTGATTTCCGGTTTGTGAGTAAATTTACTCAATGATTTAGGTTTCATATCCTCAATGGATTTCAACCAAGCATCATACTGAGCCTGTTGAGCCTTAGGCACTTTGCGTTTTTTTGACTTAGGAATACTACCGTGAATAAACATAAAATCTCCATACAAGTTTTGTATTATACAGAGATTTTAGTTCTTGTCAAGTCATGTGTTGTTTTTTTACAACATTATTTGCGGTAACGTTTTGCGTCTGAATAGTAGTCCGATTCGTATGCATCAAAATACTTTGACTGTTTTTTGGATTCTCTCTGTTTGTCTCGCTGTTTACGGTCATATGTATTTGTTTTAAATGCATATTCATCGTTGTAGTCTCTTTCTTTGCGAAACTTAGCTACATTTTTAGACACTTACTAACTCCTTATTATGGTAACATTCCGGGAAAGGCTTCTTTAACAAACTTATAGTCCAGTCCCTTGACACCCAAGTCTTTATTGAAAATACCAATAACGACCTCTGCCTCCCGTGGCTCTAGGTTCTGGAGATACTCAACGAGTAATTGATTACGCTTTTGTGGTGTTAGTTTTTCAGCAGTTGGATCACCTTTACGGAACATATACAGTTTCCGTATTTCGGTGGTCAATTGTGCATAACCCATTCCTACTGGAACATCCTTGATTTGATATCCTGGTGGAACTTCGTGGTGCAACCACTCATATTGCGGATGAAATGCTAATTCCAAAACTTGTGTCATTACTTTGGAAACATTTTTCTGCAATACTGCAATTCGTTCTTTTTTATTTTTGGCTAATTCAAATTCGTCAAAAACTTCATACATATTCTTCATTAGAAATCCTCAATCACATCCATTAGGTTGGTTAATTTATATTGAATGAAATAATTCAACATCTTCTGCTTATTTGCAGGTTTAGCTTCTTCGTAAGTATTTATAATTTGTTCTTTAATTTCAGTGGGAATGCAGGTCAAGTCAATTAATGTCTTGTTACGAGAATAACCAATTTTTGCATTTTCATCCGACCAATCTTCGGCATTCTCTTTTAGCAATTTGTCTAATACACCTTTGGTTATAGGTTTCTGTCGCAAATCACGAACAAAACAATCACTTGGTGAAAAGATGTTAGGAATACCATCACCCTTATCACCACGAATGATTTTTTCTTGGAGTTCCATCATTGGGTTTTCAGATTTGAGATATTTCTTCAATGCAGGATTGTATTGTTTGACATTGCTGCCCCAGCGTTGCAATTGCAAGAAATCACCATCACTGGAAAGAATAAGAATCTTTTCGTGTGCGGCATGGCGAGGAACAAGAGTGCCGATGATATCATCCGCTTCAGCAGATTCAACATCAATAACTTTATAAGGAAAGTTTTCTTTCAATTCTTGCTTGAACTTTGCCAACATGTCAAAGATGGCATGCCAATCTAATGGAGACTTTTCACGGGTCTTTTTACGACCTGCCTTGTAGAATGGAAAGAACTCCTTACGCCAATACTTGCGGTTGTCACAGCAAAGTACGACTTCACCATATTCCTTGCGGAACGTCTTGAGGTGCATTCGGAGGATATTAAGAACCATATGTCGGATTAAACCTTCTTCCAACTTCACGTTCTTTTGGTTTGAAATTTGAGCCATAAGTCCTGCAAGAAGGACTTGGTTCAGGTCAACGAGAATCATTACGAATCCAATAGTTAAAATTGTACTATATCACACTTCTTGTAATTTGGCAAATACGTTGTTAACAAATTCATCGGATGTTGTTGTTTTTCTGCAAACAACACCAAACCAATCTTCTTTAATCATTCTCATAATATATTCAACTGGTGCAGTTAAGATACCCTCAAACTTATCCACATCAACTAATTCACCTTCTTCGTCTTCTCTAAAAAGAATAATATGATAACAGTCTCCCATAGGTGAACCATCTAATTTGATTCCCTTATCCTTATATTCACTTGCTTGAACATGTATAGTTTCATCTTCTGTTGGTAGAAAGACATAACTATCACAATCGTTGTTCAATAGTGCCTTGAGTTCTGTTAGTTCGGTCATTGTAGTCCTTAATATGTGTTTTTCTCACTCTGACCATAATCCAGTCATTGTAATACTCATCACTTTCCATTACGTTGTTTGCGAATTGTTCTTTCGCCTCAAGGTAACTACATTCTCCCTTAGTCTTGCAAAGATGTAGTATCTCTCGGCGGAATTTATCCTGTCCGTATAGTATAACATCTTTTTGTAGTTTGTCACTACTTCCGTAATAAGTTTGCCAGTCCGATGGGACTTTTACTCTTTTCTTCTTACCTTTTACCATCTTGGTCCTAGAGAACCAGAAAAGTTTCTTACCGATATACTTTTTGTTGTTCTCTAGGTTTGTTATCAGATATACGAATCCGTAACTATCTCCAATTTGGTCTTCTGTGAAATCAGTATCATTATATTGCCAGTTTATTCCCATTTGAGGTCATCTTCATCTAAGTCATCATCCTCTATATATTCTTCGGATAATTCTTCGATTGGATCACCACAGAAAGGGCAATATTCTGGCAATTGTTGTGAGACTAATTGTTCAACGTATTCAACAGCATAGGTTGATTCACATTCTAAACATTCTCCAGAAACTACTTTGTTTGTCATTTTTATTCTTCTTATTATAGTTTAACAAATTATTTGGCCCAAACATCGGACCAATCCCCAGATAAAGCACCTTTAGCATAATCAGTTGCACGATTCTCAAAGAAGTTCGTGTGTGTAGGTGCATTAATCATTTCTTCAACCCATGGTAGTGGATTCTTTTTGACCTTAAAGATACCTTTGAGTGACAGAGAAATCAATCTACGGTCAGCAATGTAACGGATGTATTTCTTAACATCTTCAGCACTCAAACCTTCCATTTCACCCATTGCAAAGGCTAGGTCAATAAACTTATCTTCTAGTTCAACCATCTTTTCAGCAATAGTGTAAATGCGTGACTTCAATTCATCATTCCAGATTTCTGGATTTTCTTGAATGTAAGTACGGAACAATTTAATCATGTTCTCTGCGTGTTGTGTTTCATCAACAATAGACCATGTAACAATTTGTCCCATGCCTTTCATTTTACCATGACGAGGAAAGTTCAACAACATAATGAAAGAGGAGAACAACTGCATCCCTTCAGTAAAAGCACTGAACACGGCGATATGGGTTGCAGTATTCTCTTTGGTTGTATTTTGCTTTGAAATGTCCAACACATAGTCGTGTTTCTCTCTCATTTCAGCATACTCTAAGAATTCATTGTATGTTGTTTCAGGTAAACCAAGAGTTTCAATCAAGTGTGAATATGCGGCAACGTGTAATGCCTCACGAGCAGCAAAACCCAACAACATCATTCTCATTTCTGGTTGTGGAAAGTACGGCAGGTAATTCTTAACATAACCACCAGCAACGTCAATATCACCTTGTGTGAAGAAACGGAAAATATGTGTTAGAAAATTCTTTTCACTTGCCGTTAATTTCTTCTTCCAATCTTTCACATCTTCCATCATTGGAACTTCTGTGTGAAGCCAATGTGATTGTTCATGTTTCAACCATGCATCATATGCCCAAGCATAGTTGAAAGGTTTAAAGTAACTACGTTCCGATGTTACATCATTCTGCGCTTTCTTAATCATACTTCTGCCCATTCTTTTAGTAGTTTTGGTGTTTTGACTCCGACATTTCGTTTCACTTCAATGTTTTCATCTAACATTACTAAAGTGGGAACAGAACGAATACCATATTGATTTGCAATGTCTTCATTTACATCAATATCAATAACCTCAATGGGAAGGTTTAGTTCTGCTCTTTCCAGATTTGCGGCCAATGTTTTGCATGGTTGGCACCATGATGCAGTAAATCTCAAAATTCTTTTCATATTATCCCTCACATGCGATACAGTCATTACCTTGTGCAATTTGTGTCATGTCAATTTCTTTGATGACTTGACGTTCAATCTTCTTGGAAACCTTGTCAGCTTTACCAATCTTTTCAGAACGGCAGTAGTACAAAGTCTTCAATCCTTTTTTCCATGCCATAAAATGAATAGCATGAACGTATTTAATATTGGCATCTGGACGGAAGAACAGATTCAATGATTGTGCTTGGTCAATGTGTAATTGTCTATCCGCTGCCAAGTCAATCACCCAACGTTGGTCAATTTCCATAGATGTTTTGAATACTGCCTTTTGGTCATCAGACAAAATATCTAGGTGTTGAACCGAACCATCATTAGCAATAATAGAAGACCATACTTCATTGTATTTGTCGGTGTCGGTAATCAACTCTTTAAGAATTTTATCCAACCAACGATTCTTATTCAAAAAAGAGCCCGATAAAGTATCTTGACGATATGCATTAGCACGATAAGGCTCAATACTAGGGGAGGTATTACCCATAATAATAGAAGAAGAAGCATTGGGGGCAATAGCCATAACATGACTAAAGCGGCGGCCAGTACCCTTAGCATCAGGTGCTTCACCACGTTCAGAACCGAGCGCAAGGTTTGCATTGTCTAGTCCTTCTCTAATACTTTTGAAGATTCTATTGTTAGCAACTTTTGCCATCACACCTTCAAATGCGATTCCGTTCTTTTGTAGATATGCGTGGAAACCGAGGGCACCAACACCAATAGAGCGTTCCAACATAGCAGAATGTCTTGCTCTTTGTACGACACTAGGAGCATTATAAATGAAATACTGTAGAACGTTATCAAGCATCTCAGCAACGTCCCTAAGAAAAAGCGGCTCATTCTTCCAATCATCATAAGTCTCCAAGTTCAAACTAGATAAGCAACATACGGCAGTACGCTCTTTGCTTGTTGGTAAAATGATTTCAGAACACAAGTTTGATTGGTGTACTTTCAAACCTTTATCTTTCAACCATTCTGGCAATTCACGGTTACTTGTATCAATGTAATGAATGTATGGTTCACCTGTGTGCATACGCAGTTCTAGAATCTGTTGCCACAAACTTCTTGCAGAAACGGTTTCACGAATCTCTTTTGAGTATGGATCAATTAAGTTCCATGAATCGTCTGCATTAGGATCCAACATACACTTTTCAATGATTTGCATGAAGTCATCGGTGATGTTGATTCCATGGTGTAAGTTCAAGCAACGCACATTTGGGTCGCCTGTTGGCTTACGCATCTCTAGGAAAGGAATGATGTCAGGATGAGTAATATCAAGATAAGCGGCGTAAGAGCCACGGCGAGTGCGACCTTGACGATACGCCAAAGAAGAAGCATCATATATTTTAAGATGCGGCATAACGCCTGTAGACTTATCATCGGCAGACCTAATACCAAAACCAATACCAACACCGCCGCCGAACATAGAAAGCCAGTTAGTTTCTGATAGGTTATCAACTAAACCCTCCGCTGTGTCATTAATATAATTTAGAAAACATGAAATAGGTAGGCCTTTTTTAGAACGACCGAATGATAAGATTGGTGTTGAATATGACAACCAATGTTTAGATGAATAATCGTATAGTCTCTGTGCATGTTCTGGATTGGATCCAAAAGATGCTGATACAAATGCAAATCGTTCTTGAGGTGATTTTTCTTCCTCACGCATGTACGATTCTTTTAATCGTTTAATTCCTAATTCATCAAATAGCTTATCACGTTCCAGGTCTATCTTAATGCCCATGTATTCCATATTATTCCTTATTGTTCTACGAATTCTTTAATCATTGGAAAAACAGGTTCAATTACCAAGGCACAAGCCAAGGCAATTTCCTGATGTTCTTTTTGTGTGCCATTTGCGCTTCGGAGTTGTATATAGTGAACCCAAGAACGCAAGGTTCCTGCCATATACATGCGTGATTTTGTCATACCTTCTGGCAAAACGGCACGAGCCTGTTCTTTAGCAATTCCATTGTCCAAAGCCCATTTATAAGCATCTTCAACTTCATCCATAATTTGGTTTTGACGTTGACGCCATGTCTCAATCAATGTTGCGTTATCGGTTTCAATACTGTTCTGACGATTCTTGGTATCTTGCAATCGTGCTTCCCGTGTTTCAAATCCAAGTTGTGAAGCATCAGCATAACGCTGGCTAAACTCTTGGAAAGAGAATGAACGGTGACGTAAAATTTGCCGTGCAATGTCTCGTGTAGTTTCAATCTCCAATGTCAAGGAAACCATCTCCAATGGCGACCAGTGTTGGTTGTTAATCAAGTAACGCACCAACTTTTCGGATGTATCCGAGTTGTTTTGGTTGGCTGGATTAGACACTCTTGCCGCATAAGCAATCTGGTCTAACAAATTCTTCCCATCAGCACCTTGGGAATACGAAATCAACTTTACATTCATATTACACTTTCTTCCAGTTTACAAATTCCATCTTTGCACGTAGGTTCACAAACGTGTTTTGCTCCATTATATCATGTAATTCTTCAATGTCAAATCCTGTCAAAATCATGTCATTAACATCTTTGTCTGTAATCATAGGAGGCCAGATTACTACATTGAAGTGGTTGTCAATTGCTTTCTCCATCAACTTGACAATTTCTTTATTTCTTGGTTCGTTATCATAGACAAGTACCAGTTTTGATTTGTCCAAGTATTCTGCGGCTCCTTCCAAGGAAGAACTGGCAACGGCAACAGAATTTTTAATAAACATAGAATCAATAGGACCCTCAAAAACAAAAATCTTCTCCTCTTGATTGACACGGTCGATACCGAACATGCGTGGACCTTCGTCCGTTAGTTTAATTGTGATGTATCGTATCTTTGATTCACCCAGTGCACGACCTTGGAATCCAGTGATGTTTCCTTCTTTATCGTGAAACGGAATAACAAGTCGTTTATCACCAGCAATGATATCTTTATCTACACCAAATGAATCTACTAATGCCTTGAAATCTTCTGCATAATATAAATTACTATACATTGAAGTGGGAATCACACGGTTGATTACATATTGTTTTGCAAAGTGGTCATCAGGCAATTCTGATATCTTTGGTAAATCTAGACTTTTCTTGAAAGTTGGTTTAACCGTCAACTCAGAGAATGTGGGTTCTGGTGAATTTGTGTTGGCTGATGCCTTGTATAGTTCCAGTGAATACTGTTCTAGTAGGTTGGTGTCAACCTGTTTGAGAAAGTTATAGAAAGATGTGGATGCACCACAGTTGTGACACATGTAGAAGTAGTTGTTACCTTTTCGGTAAACATAACCACGACACTTTGATTTATTTTTTTGAGAATCTCCACACAGTGGGCACCGGAAATTATAAAGGTCTTCTTTCTTTTTAGAAAACCTCAGTAATTTTGGCGACACTTGGAGGAGGAAACTACGGTCAATGTATACGCTCATAATGTAAAAAAGAGAAAATTATCCGAACAGACTTCTCAGTGTATCAGGTTTGACATGAGAAATCAACCATGATAAAGCAAGTATACCACCTGCAACCATCCACTTCCATTGCAAAAGCTTGTCTAAGGATTCTTTTTCTTTTGTATTGTGTTCTTGCATTTCTTTACGGAGTAACTTAATTTCATCCAATAAAGTTTTTTCGGTATCTTGAACTTTGTCCAAGACTGCATCTATACGGCCATGCAATTCATTGATATCGCCGTTCGTTTCAAGTCTTCTCTTGTCCATATCATCGTATACCTTTGCAATGTGACGGTCGTGCTGATCCACAAGTTTTTCTATAACCTTGTCCATCTTATTACACAGTTCTGTTATGGTTGATACTTGAGACTTTAGTACTCCGACATCAACATGAATTGAATCTTCAGCCATTATTTTTTGTCAGGAATTTTGGTACCATCTAATTTTTTGTGGATGGTAATTGTTTTGCAGACTTCTTTTTCTTTTTGTGTCTTAGCGTCTTTGGTGGTTTCGCAAACCTTTTTGGTTTCAGCTTGAACTGCACCAACTGCCATTAGAGATAAAGAAAGGGCTAGAATAATTGATTTCATTTTGGTTCCTTAGATTTCAGGTTGTGGAGCTGGAGGGGGAGCAAGCTTACCACCAAAACCTACCACTACATCTGAAGACGGAACACCGGCATTATCTGCTGAAACTGGTGCTGTTGGCAAGGGGGTAACTGGTATAATTGGTTTTGGTACTGGCGCAGATACTGGAGGTGTTGCAAACACAGGTTGTGGTACGGGTGCTGCAACTGGCGCTGGCGAGACTGGTGTTGGTCTGTTTGCTGCATCTAATGCCTTTGCTTTTAAATCTTTGTCATTACCTGCCAACATAATACCTGACAATGTGCCTGTCAAGAAAGTGGCAATTGGTATAATCATTTCAAAGAACTTCTGGTCAATAGGACTGATAGCGTTTAACGGCTGTGTAATAAAGATGATAGAATAAAGCACAACGAAAACGATACCTGTCAAAGTCAATGCTAGACAGATACCGATGAAGAACTTCAGACGAGCCATTAGCTGGTCTTCAGTGTATAAGAATTGTTCGTTATTTTCCACAGTTAACTCCTTGCGGCGGTTTTCCTGCCGTTGGTGTTTGATTGACTGGCGCACTTGGTTCAGGTGCTGGCGGACCCAATCTTGGATCACGCTGGCCCTTGAAGATATGTTCCGGACAAGTCCTTGTGACATCACATATAGGCGGTTTACATTCCTCTTTATCCCAGTTCTTAGGATCCTGACAAGGGTAACGAAACTTATCACCCCCACACATAGCAAGAGTAAGTGGTAATATGAGTAAGATTGCTGCATATGCGAATAATTTTCTATCATGCATGTTACGCTCCTAGTACAGACATAACATGGTTATAATGTTTAATGCGGTCATCAAGACCAATAGTGCCACCATTGATACGTTTGGTCAAGGTTAACATATCATTCTTGTCGGCCCATTGGTTCAAATTATTGGTTTCCCAGAACCAACATGCTGATTGTGCAGCACCTTCAAATGTTTGCATATACTCTGCTGCTTCTTCTGGTGTTATACCAATACTTGCAGCAAACCAGAAATAGTTGTCTTTGCCTGTAGTCTGAATTAGACCACGACCACAGTAGCGGTAACCGTCACCAGACGCTTCATCTCCATTACCCATACGATTGGCGTAAACACGATTTGCAATTGCTTCCTGCTTGTTTGGTTTGCTTGCGTATTCGTTTGCAATATCGTCTGTCGGGAAATACTTCGGAAAAATCTTGCGTAGAGTTGGCGCTTTGTAATTTAGATTTTCTTTCAATGCGGTAAATTCAGCAGACTCATGGGCACACTGAGCCAAGAACGCAGCAATACGTTGCGGTGTATCAATTTGATAATCCGGCAATAATTGTTCTAAAGCAGAGTACCAATGGTCAATATATGGATTCTTTGGTAGAATCTGCTTCAACTGCGGCTTAGTTAAAATCATAGTGCTCCAGCAATTTGCACAATACCCATCAAAACGGCACGTGCTTCTTCATCGGTTGCCAATTCTGCTGCGGTTTGTTCGATGTGTTTGACCAATTGTAGGTCTTCGACCAATTCTTTGAATTCGGATGCAGATAGAGAACCAGCATTATATTGTGCTTGATAATCTTGTGCCAATGCAGTTATGTCTTGTAATGTACTCATCTTGGTTTACTCCCAACTACTTGTTGAATTTCTTCTGCGGACTTGCTGATACTATTTAGTTTTAATTTACAATAGGTGGCACTAGGATTTTCTCTCTTGTAAAGTTCTTCTACAATTTTATTCAAATCTGTGGCCATACTATTTGTTTTGTCGTTGTATGGAATATATTGTGTATAGTTTTTGAACAATTGACTGTCCAAATACATTGCATTCAGGTTCTCTTTGGAACAGTCTCCACTGATTGCTCTGGTTCGGATAGACACAGTGTAACCATATTCATTACTGTCGAATGGTTGCATTCCTACGATGCCCATGATACTGGAACAACCAGTCAAAGCAAGTGCACCGATTAAAATTAATTTTTTCATGGATTCAACTCCTTCTGTTTAGTTACCCATTCTTGCAATGACTTCAATTGCTCTGCGACTTTATGGTAGAGTTCGTAGTTGTCGGTGATTGTGTGTTCGACTTGAGAGAGTGCAATTCCGGAGGAGGTTCCATCAATTCCGTTGGCAGGTCCGGGAACGGTATTTTGAGCGGCGCTGTCGTGCACCCGTACAAAAGACTCAGGAACATCACACATATGGTCATCTTTAGTATTGATTTCTGCTGCAATTTTATCATGTACTACCTCAATTTCTTTTTGTTTTTCAATGAACTTCTGTACAACAACCTTAGTTATGACTTTCTGTTCCGTAACTATCTTTTCAACTTCATGTTTACCTTCAATTAGAATGTCTTGTCGGCCTTGCAACCAAAAACCAAGACCAACCAATATGAAGCATAAAATTGTAATGACAAATCTATATAACAAAGGTATCAATTTGTTAAAAATATGTGACAATAAAAAAAGGGCAATGCCGCTTGCAGCAATTGCCCATGGTACCCATGTTGGTAGTAATCCTAATGCATAGTTTATAACATACTCAGGAGAGAACATATCAAACATTTCATATCCTTAAATCTTTGGTGGTTTTCTTGAACCCATTCCCATCATTAAGGGGTTATGTGCTTTTTTCTTTTTCTTCAAGTAAACACCAGGTTCACCCGATTTACTACCAGGAGGTTGACCCATACCAGCAACTTGGCCACCGCCGGTAGTATTTGTTGGACCTGATGCAACTGCACCGGCAGCACCAGCATCTTCTTGGAACTGGTCTTTCATTTTTCTTCCAGTTACTGGATGATGATAGTGTCCATTTGTTGTGTCAAACACATCATGTAAAGTGTGTGTCGTTGGAACAACACTTTTACATTTTTCTATTGCATGTTTTGCATTTTTAGCCATAACAGAACCGTGGGTCATTTTTCCCGATTTGTTATGGCTATAACCGATTTCAAATTCTTTTTCGGCTTCTTCAGTGATGAACGATTTAAAGGATAACATTAGCAATTCCATTTTCTTAGTGCTAGTGCTTTGCGAGTTGGTTTGCCGTCCTTTTTCATAGGACCTTTCATACCACCCATTCTAGCACAAAAGGATTTACGGCGATTTGCTGCCTTAGAACCTTTTTTCAATTTTGATGGTGGTGTTGTTACTGCCATCTTTAGTTTTGAACCTGGATTCTCTCTACGATAAGATGCAACACCTTTACGGTTCAAACCACCTTTAGGGTCTTTACCTTCTTTGCGTCTCCATGCAGCAGACTCATACAATTCTTCGTCCGATACATCTTCTAGGTCTTCCCAAATAACTTCAGGATCAATGTTGT